AATCGGCTCCACAAAGTGTAGCAGATAATAGTTATAGGATTATTTAATTATGGGATCAATATTCAAACCAAAAATGCCTGCGTTACCACCTGTGCAACCCGCACCAGAGCCACCAAGTGATGAGTTATCAGCAGAAGAAAAAGAAGCAATCGCAAAAGAACAGGCAGCAGTTGAGAGAAGAAGAAAAGGTAGAAAGTCTACAATACTTACTTCACCTCTTGGCGTACAAGAATCTAAAGAAGAACAATTAGAAACTTTACTAGGTAAATAGATGTTAGAAAAAATTAAGAAAATTTTTAAAAGAAAACCAAAAGCAGAAAAAGAGGTCAAGCAAAAAGAAAAGCCTTTAGTTTTGGTTGAAGAAAAGAAACCAGAAGTTAAATCTGAAACAAGAGAAACAAAATCAGAAACAACTTCATCACTAACATTCGGAGAATAGTATGGGAGCAGGACCAGCAGGAGGAAATAGTGGAGGAGGTTCTCCAAACCAAATGGCTAAAGATAAAGCTAAAAAAGATAGAATAGCTACAGCAAAAACAAAAGATAAATTTGGTTACACTAAACCTAAAAGTAAATTTAAAACATTTATAGAAGGTGGTGGAGTAATAGGTGCAGTTACAAAACCTTTTATGGAAAAAACAGGTGAAATTAATAGAAAATTTTTTAATGAAAAAGTTGTACCAGCTGGCAAAATAAAAAAAGGAACAACTTACGAAAGTTACATGAAAGCTAGATTAGCTGGTAAGACAGATGCTTATGGAAATCCTATATCACAAGGTGATAATGGTGGTGGCAACGATAACAACCAAACTGTTTTAGATAATAATGCTAATGCTGAAACTAATTTAACACAACCAGTAACTGCTCCAACTACAGCAGAAATTTCACAGAGTGAAGCAGCAGACGCAGATGATATTTATACTAGAAAGAAAAAATCAAAAGCTAGAGGTAGATCAATGATGACATTAACTTCTTCTAAAGGTGTAACAGACAATAAATTGACATTAGGTAAACCAAGTCTATTAGGATCATAATGGCAAGAACAGATTTAAGTAAAAATTTATTATCAAGATATGAAAAGCTAGAAGGTCAAAGGCAAAACTGGGAAACGCATTGGCAGGAAGTTGCAGATTATATGCAACCAAGAAAAGCAGATGTAACCAAGACTAGAGCTAGAGGTGATAAAAGAAATGAGATGATCTTTGATTCATCTCCAATACAAGCAGTAGAATTATTAGCAGCATCATTACATGGTATGTTAACAAATCCATCAACACCTTGGTTTACCCTAAGATTTAAAGATGAAGATGTTGAGAATGAAGATGAAGCAAAAATTTGGTTAGAGTCTGCAACAGATGCAATGTACACAGCATTTAACAGATCAAACTTCCAACAAGAAATATTTGAATTGTATCATGATCTAATTACATTTGGAACTGCTGCAATGTTTATTGAAGAAGATGATGAAGATTTAATTAAATTTTCAACAAGACATATCAATGAAGTATTTATTGCAGAGAATGATAAAGGTAGAATAGATACAATCTTTAGAAGATTTAAACTTTCTGCTAGAGCTGCAGTACAAAAATTTGGCGATACAGTATCATCAGACATTCAAGGTATCTTTAAAAAAGATCCTTACCAAGAAGTAGAAATACTACACGCAGTTTATCCAAGAGCAGACTTTGATCCTAAGAAAAAAGACAAAGAGAATATGCCATTTGAATCTGTTTACTTAGAATATAAAAATGCAAATGAATTATCTATTTCTGGATTTAAAGAGTTTCCTTTTGTAGTACCAAGATACTTAAAAGCATCAAACGAAATCTATGGTAGATCTCCAGCAATGACAGCTTTGCCAGACGTTAAGATGCTAAACGAAATGTCTAAGACTACAATTAAAGCTGCACAGAAACAAGTTGACCCACCACTATTAGTTCCAGATGATGGTTTCTTATTACCTGTTAGAACTGTACCAGGTGGATTAAATTTTTATAGAAGTGGTACTAGAGATAGAATTGAACCATTAAACATTGGTGCAAACAATCCATTAGGATTAAACATGGAAGAGCAAAGAAGAGATGCAATCAGAGCTGTGTTCTATGTTAATCAACTTATGATGCAACAAGGTCCACAAATGACAGCGACAGAAGTTATCCAAAGAAACGAAGAGAAGATGAGATTACTTGGTCCAGTATTAGGTAGACTACAATCAGAATTATTAAAACCATTAATTGATAGAGTGTTTAATATATTGCTTAGAAATAATTTATTACCACAAGCACCAGAATTTTTATCGGGTAGAGATATAGAAATTGAATATGTATCTCCACTTGCTAAAGCACAAAAATCTTCAGAGCTACAATCTATTATGAGAGCAATAGAAATATTAGGATCATTAGCTAACGTAGCACCAGTATTTGATTATGTTAACTTTGACAATCTTGTGAAACACTTGGCAGACATAGTTGGTATGCCACAGAAATTATTAAAATCACAAAACGAAGTTAATGCTCAAAGACAAGAACAAGCAGCACAAGCTGAACAACAACAACAAATGGCTCAGATGCAACAAGTTGCACAAGCCGCAGGAGATGTAGCACCACTAGCGAAAGCGTTGCCAGACGAAGCAAGAGCTGTAGCAAATGCTGAAGTGGAATAGTATGGAACCAAATAAACAACTAGAGAAGTTATTACAAGGATTACAAAAAAACTACGAATACATATTCAATACAGATGAAGGCAAAGAAGTCTTAATCGATCTTGAAAAAAGATGTCATTATCATTCTACCACTAATGTAAAAGGTGATAGCCATGAAAGTGCATATATGGAAGGACAGCGTAGTGTCGTTCTATTTATTAAATCAATGCTACGAAAGGATAAAGGAAAATAATATGTCAAGCGAACAGATAACACAGGAAACTGTGCCTGTAGAAACAACGACTACAGAAACAGTACAACCCACAGCACAACCAACAACAGTTGCAAAAGGAGATACTCCTGCACCACAAACTTCTTGGAAAGATTCAATTAGTGAGGATTACAGAAATGATCCTAACATTGAAAAATTTACTGAGATAGATGCGTTAGCAAAAAGTTATATCAACGCAACTAAAATGATTGGTCAAGATAAAGTTGCTATACCAAATAATAATTCAACAGACGATCAATGGAGTGAAGTTTATGCAAAACTTGGCAGACCAGAATCTCCAGAAAAATATGCTTTAGATGTAAATTCAGAAGTAGTTAACTTAGATGAAAATGCAATTAAATCTTTTGCTGAACAATCTCACAAACTAGGTTTAAATAATAAACAAGCTCAAGGTATCTTAGAGTTCTATAAAAATAATATGGAAGGCACAGCTCAGCAATCAAAGATTGATACTGAAACTGCTCAAGCTCAAGCTGAACAACAGTTAAGAGCAGAGTGGGGTAGAGACTTTGAAGGTAAAGTTAAACAAGCTGGTGCATTAGCAAAAGCTAATATTAATCCAGAAGTTTTAGATATGCAATTACAAGATGGAACAAGAATAGGTGATCATCCAGAAATCATAAAAGGTTTTGCAAAGATAGCAGGTATGATGTCTGAAGATAAAATTCTTGGTACTGAAAGTGAAAATGTAAATACTACAAAAGATATTGAATCTGAGATTGCAGCATTATCTAATGATAAAGATGGTCCATACTGGAACAGGATGCACCCAGATCATGATAAGGTAGTACAACAAGTTTATACTTTAAGAGAGATGTTAAATGCCAAATGATAATCATCTTAATGATAAAGAAATTCGCTTAGAAATATTGCGGTTGATTAAGGAAGTAGGTTCTGAACAACAGAAAAATAATCCCTTGCCAACCGCAGATATTTATTATAAGTGGATTAATAGTAAGACAATTCGCAAGAACCTTACAGACAAGAAGGAATAGACTCTAGTCTAACAGACTTTAAATGCAAGAGATGCCTACCTATTGGTGGAGAACCTTTCTGATTTTTTTAAATCAACTATAATATGGAGACAAAAATATGTCATCACAAATAACTACAGCTTTTGTACAGCAGTATTCTGCTAACATACAAATGCTATCTCAACAAATGGGATCGTTATTAAGAGACAAAGTCAGAGTTGAAAGCGTTACAGGTAAAAATGCTTTCTTCGATCAAGTTGGTTCAGTAACTGCAGTTTTAAAAACTAGCAGACATTCGGACACTCCTCAAATAGATACACCTCACTCAAGAAGAAGAGTATCTCTTGCGGATTACGAATTTGCTGATCTTATTGATCAACAAGACAAAGTAAGACTCTTAATTGATCCTACTTCATCTTATGCTCAAGCTGCTGCTATGGCAATGGGTAGAGCAATGGATGATGTGATTATTGCAGCTGCAACTGGTACTGCCTTTACAGGTGAAACTGGTGCAACTTCAACTGCGGCTCAAACAGCAATCGCTGCTGGTGGAGCTGGTTTAACTATTGCGAAATTAAGAACTGCTAAGCAGACTTTTGATCTAGCAAGTGTTGATCCTTCAATCCCAAGACACATCGTTGTGGGACCAGAGCAAATCACAAACCTTTTATCAACTACTGAAGTAACAAGTTCAGATTTTAATACTGTAAAAGCATTAGTACAGGGTGAAATCGACTCGTTCCTTGGGTTTAAATTTACTGTATCAAACAGACTTGCAAAATCTGGCAATGACAGAACTTGCATAGCTTTCGCACAAGATGGAATCACTCTTGCGATTGGAAAAGACGTATCAGCTAGAATAGACGAAAGAGCAGACAAATCTTACGCTACTCAAGTATACTACTGCCAATCAATCGGTGCTACTAGAATGGAAGAAGCAAAAGTTCTTGGTATAGTATGTCAAGAAGCATAATAGGAGGATATTAATATGGCTACAGTTTATTCGATACAAAAGACTAAATGGGATCAGAACGTACCTTCCGAAAAGATAGACACTACTGAACTAAGTGGTAGAGTAAGAGTTGCTCATGCAGAATATGAAGCATCTTCTCTAGCATCTGGTGATGTGATTCAAATGTTTAATTTACCAAATGGTTCAAGAATCATTTCTGGTAGATTAGCACATGACGCATTAGGTAGTTCAACTACTTTGTCAGTTGGTTACGCTGCTCACAATAATGCCGCTGGTACTGCTGTAAGTGCTGCCGCTGCTGCTTATAAAGCTGCTGCTGCTTCTACTTCTGCAACTGCAGTTAACGCTGCAAATACTATTGCATTAGGTGAAAACTCACTTGTAGACGCTGATAAGGATGGACTTCCTGTTTCAGTAACTATGGGTGGTGCTGCAGGTACTGGTACTATTCAATTAACTATGATGTACGTTATAGATTAATTACTAAAATTTTAGGGGGTGGAAGCGAGAGTGAAAACCCCCTAGAGTGCATGAAAAAGATACAAGATTTAAAACCTGTATTACATTTTAAAAAAGATAATTATGTATACAGATATGTATTAGTAGATAGGTTTCAAAATGATTCTAAAAATCATCATGGCTTTGATACTAAAGAAGAGAGAACAACAGAAGAAATATTCGCTTTAGAAAAAGATAGACATATAAGGCGAAAGTATATTATAAGGAAGTAGTATGGCATCAACAGTAGACATTTGTAATGGAGCATTAAATCAACTAGGTGCTACAACTATACTTTCACTTACAGAAGATTCAAAAAACGCTAGACTTTGTAACTCAAGATATACTCAAGTAAGAGATGGTGTGTTTAGATCACATCCTTGGAACTGTTTACAAAAAAGAATTGAACTAGCAGCAGACACTACAGCTCCTGCATGGGGTTTTAGTTATGCTTACACACTACCATCAGATTGTTTAAGACTACTTAGAATATTAGATTACGATTCTAATTACAAAGTAGAAGGTAGAAAAATATTATCTAATACATCTAGTATGAAAATATTATACATTGCTAGAGTTACTGATCCCAATGAGTATGATGAATTACTAAGAGAAACTTTATCTGCTGCATTAGGTGCAGACATTGCTTTTGGAATTACCTCTAATAATCAAACAGCTCAAAATATGTATCAACTGTTTCAAGATAAATTAAGAGACGCTAGATTTGTAGATTCAACTGAAGGTCAAAATGTTGAACAAGATTTAGGTATGACAGATGCTATAGACGCAGGTAGTTTTATTAACTCAAGGTTTTAATAAATGGCTAGAGTTGCAGTTCAATTAACGAACTTTACAGGCGGTGAGTTATCTCCAAGATTAGATGGTAGAAA